AACATCACGCTCGATACCGCACGAAAGCGTGCCGCCATGGGACTGCCGCTCACGCCGGCTGCGACCGAGGCGCTTGGACGCGCTGGTGTGTCCCCAGCGTCGTTCTACACCAAGTACGGCACGATTCCCGAGTCACTGTCGCCAGAGTTCCGCGCTCCGATGTCGTATGGCGGACGTTCCTCAGTGCAGGCTCCCGTGAACATCACGGTCCAGACGCAACCAGGTCAGTCGAACGAGACGATCGCGGACATGATTGCCCAGCGCATCGCTGACCACTGGGACACGCGCATGGAAGAGGCAGAAGCCGGGACGGGACGCTAAGTGGCCCAGCGCGCGGTAGTCAAGCCTCGCAAGCAATGCAAGATCGGTGACCTGATCACGATCGATGCATGCCTAGAAGAGAGTCATCAGTTGGACTCGGAGGTGACTGACCATGAAGTCGAGGAAGGCTTTTCGGTCAGCGACCACGCACGCCCCAAGCCAGCGGTTGTCACACTTCGTTGCTTCGTCTCAAACACGCCGCTGTCACTCGCCCAGATGCGACAGGCGGTCCGTGAAACCGCGTCGTCAGAGTCGCCGAGCGAGATCAGCGCCGTGGCCGGGCGCGGGAACGATGTCTACAAGAAGCTGAAGCGGCTACGGGACACTGGCGAACTCGTACAGCTCGTGACCACGCTGACCACATACACGGTTAGCGACAAGGAGGGCATGATCGTCCAGTCGGTCACCATCCCGCGCACGTCGCGGAACTTTGACGGACTGGAGTTCAGCGTCACATTCAAGCAGATTCGCATCGTCAAGAACAAGCAAACGCGTGACGTGACGGCGAGCGATCGGCGCGTGGGCAAGAAGAAGAAGACAGGCGCGCAAACGGGACAGGAGAAAGCGGCGCCCGAGAAGACGCTGGCTGCGGGCGGTGCCGACTACTTGGCTGGCTCGAGCAACCAAGCGATCTCAGGGTTCGGTGCCGCAATCGGCGGCGTGCGCTGATGCCTATTCAAATCCCTACGCGCTCCGATCTTCCATTCTACGACCTACAGATCACGCTCGAGGACGTGACGTACACGCTTGAGTTTCGCTGGAACGTTCGCGCTGAGGCGTACTTCATGAAGGTGTTGGACGAAGAGGGTGTCAACATCCTCCAGGGCGACATGAAACTGGTCGCCAATTTTCCGATCAATGCATACACCACCGGACGCCAGCCTCCCGGCGTGTTCGTTCTCGTGGACACGAGCGGACTAGAAGAGGAGCCCGGCGAAGAAGACTTCGGCACGCGCCACAAGCTTCTCTACTTCACCGAAGACGAGCTCGGCTAATGGCTACCTCGGGAAACCCGCTTTTCGGCCGTCGCGTGAGACTCACCATCGCGGTCCCCGTGTCTACGCCAAACGATTTCACACACACGACCACGGACGTTATCGAGATCAACGGCGGCCAAACCGACGATCCAAACCAGCCGGGGCTACGCATCGTCTTCAAGGTCAAGCGCAAGTTGGAGAAGGAACCGAACACGTCGGAAATTTCGGTCTACAACCTGTCGTCCAACCGCCGCGCCCAGCTTCAGCAAAAGGGACTCAAAGTACTGCTAGAGGCCGGCTACAAATCCACCGGCCTATCGCGCTACTTCTCGGGTGACGTGCGCTCAGTGGACCACGTACGCAAAGGACCGGACTGGGAAACTGTGATCAAGCTCGGCGACGGCGAACGTGCATGGCGGTTCGCGCGCGTGAACGAGTCGTTTGCCGTGGGCTCGCGCGCGGCCGATGTGCTGATGAGGATCGCGCAAAAGACCGGACTCGGAATGGGCAATGTCGACAAACAGGCGGCGTCCATCGATAAGCTATTTGACCAAGGCTACGTCGCCGCCGGCAACGCAATGGCCGCGCTAACAAAGTTGGTCGAAAGCATCGGCAAGCGCGTATCTGTTCAGGACGGTCACATTCAGATCCTTGGGACCGAGGAGACGCTTGACCTGCCGGTCCCTGTCGTCTCGCCAGATACCGGACTCATAGGAAGCCCCGAGATGGGCTCGCCGCCGACAAAAGGAAAGCCGCAACTCCTCAAGTTCAAGAGCCTGCTGATTCCCGTGAAGCCGGGATCGAAAGTTAACCTGAGAAGCGAGCGCTACCCGAACGCCTTCGTGAGAGTACACAACGTGACCTTCGATGGCGACAGCCACGGAAAACAATGGTTCAGCGAAATGGAGGCGACGATTCTTAAAAACGCGCCCGCCGTGGACGTGGTGTCAAGCGCATGACCCAGCGTCGTCCCGACCTTCAGACGGTGATCAACCGCGCGATCGCGCTCGGCCTGCGAGACGTGTACACGTGGATCCCGGCAAAGGTGGTCAAGTACGACGCCGATAAGCAGCGTGCCGATTGCCAGATCTTGATCAAGAACGTAACGACGAGCGAGGGCGACGAGCGCGAGGTCAACTCGTGGCCGGTGATTCCTGGCGTGCCGGTGGAGTTCCCCGGCGACGGCGACTATTGCCTTACATTCCCCATCTCAGACGGAACCCAGCGCGCGGCAACCACCGGCTCTTTAGCATTCTCGCATCGGTCACTGGACAAGTGGCTGAGCGGAACCGGTGGCGAGGTGGACCCTGAGCACGACCACGAACACGCGCTGACTGATGCCAAATTTTTTCCTGGGCTACGACCGTTTGGGAATCCGCTGAGCAGCGCACCAACGGACCACATGACGATCGGTCACAACACCGGAAAGCGGATTCACCTACGGGACTCCACCATCATCGCGGGCACCGAGGCGGCGGCGCAATTCGTAGCGCTGGCGAATCTGGTAAACGCCCGCCTCGATGCAATTCAGGCGACCTACGATGCCCACAAGCACACGGAGACGGGCGGCACTACGTCCGTTCCTGATGTCCTGATCGGCTCCCTTGCCAGCGTCGCCGCGACCGTCCTAAAAGGGGAGTGACATATCCGTTGCGTTACGCTTAGCGAGCATGGTAGCGCCTAGGGTAGAGTGGCGCCGTGGCTGACCCAGTCCGAGATTTCAAGCTGACCAAGGATGGGGAATGGGATACGTCCGGCGGCGTCTTTTCGACCGTGTCAGGACAGGATGCGGTAGTCCAAGGCGTTCGCGTTCGGCTTCGCATGTTTGCCGGAGATTGCTACTTGGATGAGTCGGTCGGGATTGATTATCCCGGCGTCGTGCTCGTAAAGAATCCTGACGAACTCGCCGTACGTGCCGTGCTCGCGGAGCGCATCGCATCGGTGCCTGACGTAACGGACGTGTTCGGCGCTGCGCTCGAGGTGGACGCGGAAACGAGAGAGGCTGAGATTTCGTACCAGATCGACACCGAGTATAGCGAGACGCCGTTCGGTGCCTCGATTGCGCTGGTGGGTGTGTAATGGCCAGCGGTTCTACCGGATGGGGGGTGACGTTTACCGGATGGAACGGCAAGAGCCTCGCCACTATTCAGGACGAGCTCAACGACGGAATCAAGGGCATCCTTGGCGACTCGGCCGGCACCGAAGACGACGGGTCGATCCCGTTGGACTCGGCTGCCGGCCAACTAATCTCGCTCATTGCCGATGGATGGGCCGAGATCTGGGACGCAATGCAAGCCATCTACGCGAACCTGGATCCGAACAAGGCGACTGGCGCATCACAGGATGCCGTCAACTCCATCTCGGGCGCGATCCGAAACGCGGCACGTTTTTCGGTTGCCACCGGAACGTGCACTGGCGACCTGAACACGGTCCTCATCGCGGGACGAATCGCGGGCGTCACCGGTACCGGCGCCCTCTTTCAGACTCTTTCGGTGGCGACGCTGTCGGGTGCTAGCAATTGGGTGGCGAGCAACATCTACGGCACCGGCGACATTGTTACGAACAGCAACAACATCTATCGCGCGACGGCTTCGGGAATTGCGGCCGGAAGCGTTGGCCCGTCGGGAACAGCGCTCTCTATCACAGACGGCACGGTCACGTGGCGCTTCCTGGGCGCCGGGCGCGCGTATGTGCATGCGCCGTTCACCGCCATGGAATCAGGTGCGGTCGGCTGCCTCGCAAATCGGCTCGCCACAATTCAAACGCCCGTTGCCGGCTGGTACGGTGTCAACAACCGAAACGACGCCGTGATCGGGGCGGCGCGCGAGAAGGACTCAGTGTTCAGGGCGCGTCGCGAGGCGTTGCTTGCGAGCGCGGGAAACACGACCGCTGACGCGATCTGCGCCAACGTGCTTGCGGTCAACCAGGGGTCCGCAGATTCAAACCATGAACCGCCCATAAGTTGCACGGTATTCGTCAATGACACCGACGTTACCGACTCGGACGGCATCCCGCCGCACTCGGTGGAGGTGCTGGTCCAGGGCGGGACCACGGCGGACATCGCACAGGCGATCTGGGACAGCGTCGGCGCCGGCACGCGTACGTACGGCACGACAAGCGCAACCGCCAAGGACTCGGAGGGCAACTCGCAAACGGTGTACTTCACGCGTCCGACCGAGATCCCGATCTATGTGACGGCGGTTGGCCGTTACGACGCGAGCGAATGGACGAACGTGAGCAACGCCGCCACAATCGTGGCCGAGGCGCTGGAGAGTGCGCTACTAACGTATACGGCAGACTACCCGCCCGCACGCGACGTGAGAATCTCGCCGCTGATCGGTGCCATGATGCGCGGACCGTCGCGCACCGATGAGAATGGCTCCGCCGTGGTTCCAGCCGATCCCGGCGACGACCCGGTTCCGGGCATCCTCG